CTGATAAATTTAAAGCGTCATTCGCTTGTATATTTTTGTTTGCAAGTCCTTTAGATATTGATTTTTGAAATTTCCTTAAATCTTGTTCAGGATTAAGGCTCTCTTCATATATTTCCATCCATATTTCTTTATCAGTTTCATATTGTACAGCTTCAGGATCTCTTTTCCATTTAATTATATCATCTGCAACACTAGGGTTTATCTGATTATTAACTACTAATTGTATTAAATCTTCAACACTTGTATCTTCAAGCTCACCCATAACATTACCAGTAGTTTCTACCCATAATTTTTCAATCTTTTCTTGAGCTATTTTTTTACTACGTTTTATCTTTTTATCTGCTGTTTCTACCCATTTTGCTGTTTCATCTGCTGACAAATCCTTAAAATCTCCATTTAAAAGCATATCCTTAGCTATTGTTGCATCTGTTGCTATTGCTGATCTTATATCTGTATCTTGCCAATCTTTCGCTAAAGACTTTTTAAGATCAAAAGCCGCCTTTTTATCCCAAACACCTAGATTCACATTAGCATTTATTAAAGCATCTCTTCCTTTACTAAGAACTTCTTTCTCTAATAATGAACCCGAATCAATGAAATCTCTTTTCATTGTATCTAAGTTTTCCAATGCTGTTGTTTCGGCTTGATCTATTTGGTTTGCTCTTAATGTTTTACGTACATTAAAATCAGATGCTATTGCTGTTGATGCGAATTGTGCATTAAACCTATCTCTAGCTATTGGTAAAGTAATATTGTTACTTGCTTTTGATATAGCTTTACTTATTTTATCTTGATATGTCTGCAAATTATTAGGATTAGGATCATTAGCTGCTTCTATTTCAATCTCTTTAAGATTTCGTCTAGCTTCAGTATCAGCTTTTGTTGTTTCATTTAATATTGCAAGATCTTTAAATTTATTAGCAACTTCTTCAACTGCTCCGCCTAATTGTTGCGTAACTCTAGCACCAATAGATGCTACATCAGGACTTTTAGGTGCAATACCACCTTGACTTGTAACTTGTTGTCTAGATTCGTTTCTAGGTATTTTAACCATTATAAACCCTTTCTTATTATTTTGGACTTTTTGGTATTTTTATTCCACCAAATTGTGTAGCCGCTGATGCCGCTGTTCCTAACAAAGTTTTTCCTGCTCTGACAAATCCTGATGTTCTCTCTGCTTTAGCTGTTTCTACACGTCTATCAGCTTCACTCAACTTACGATTTACTTCTTGTTGAGTATTAAATTCTGTTGTTAAAATATCAAGTTCAGCATTAGCAAAGGAATCTTCTATAACCTTTAAAGGACTGCCAGTAGCTTCAACTCCAGCTTTAGCAAACAATGCTGTCTGTGTTGAACTGAAAGTTTTCTGGCTTTTACGTTGCTTTAAAACAGATAATCTTCCTCTTGTTTGTGCAAGTTTACTTTCTTGTCTTAAAACATCTGCATTAAATAATTCAGCTTCTGATCTTTGTTGCCCTTCTTGTATTTGACCAATAGCTTGAACTCCTCCAGTTGCTAAAGCGATTGCTGCAGCAGTTGACGAACCTATTAATCCTCGTTTATTACATAAAATTCGCTTTATCATTCTAAACATATTATTCCTCCGATACATCTGATAACAATATTATATATAAAATGGTTATAGGCAATGGTTGTGGTTGCGTAATATATGCCGAACCTTCCCTACTATAACCTAACGGAAAATCTACCTCTGAAATACCTGTAAATAATGGCGGAGCTTGATTTCGTGGTGTTCCACCAACTGCGAAATATATAGGGTCTTGTTCATCTTCTGTTCCAAACTCTGCTCCTAAAGTTCTATTAAACCTTATAAATGCCTTATAAATGCGTCTTATAGCCGCTGCTCCTGTTCCCTTAACAGAACCATCAGTTAATGGTAAAAGTTCCAATATCGGTGTATAAGGCAATCCTACGTGTATAACAGAAGCCTTTGATTGTATTGTTACTGCGCCACTAGCTACTACTGCATTAGGTTGTACTCCTCCATCTGCTGCAACTGCTACTGTCGCACCTTCAAGATGTCCTAATCCACTTACTGTTGTAACCATTTCACGTGCTTCACCATCTGTTATATAAGTAGTGTACGCTGTTCCATCAATATCGTTACCTGAAAGGTCTGTTAATTCGAACGTATGATCTGTTTTTTCCGATACAAGATAGAAATTGTTATTTAATTCTGTCATTCCATCTACATCTACTATTTTAATCTGATCTCCATTAGCAAAACCATGTGAAGTTGCTGTAATTACTACTGGATCAGCTTTTGTTGCTGCTGTTATTGTTAAAGGACTATCTAAACTCAATCCACTATCTACGAAAAAAGCATCTTGTTGATCTTCAAACTCTCTTGGCATAAAAAACTCTATATATCTAACAAAAGCACCATCAATATATCTTTTTACTACAGTCCATACTTCATCATCTCCGCCATCTATAGGAACAACTGCTACACTTTCATATGATCCTGCTCCCCTTGTATCTGTACCGGAAATTTGCCTTGACCAGCCTATAACTTCTTGAGCTATTTGACGTGTTAAAGTTGCTATCTGTCCATCTGTTCTTACGCACCATAAAGTATCATTAGGCGATTGCTGATAAGCCATATCAACTATTCCATCACCTGCTACATGATCTGCTAACAATGTCATATTAATAGCTGCTTGACTATCAATATCAAAATCATATCCTAATTCTCTTAAAACTTTTAAGTTCCTTTGAACAAAATATACGAAATTACCTATTCTTTTTGGTAAAACAGAGGCTACTCCATACGTAGTATCTCTTGATACAACAATAGACGTAGGTGTAATTGGTGCTGAAATTGATCCTGAACTAAAAGAAAACGTACCACCTGACGTACCTACTTGTAATGCTTTCGGACCTGAAGACATCCACCTTATAGCATTTACTTGTTCTGTGGCTATCTTATATATAAACGCATCAGCAGCATTTGCCCCTGCTTCAAAATTTTCAAAACTTTGACTGACACTCGCCCATACTGTTTGTGGATTATTTGAAGTTGCTGCTAACGCTAACCTTTGTTCGTGAAAAGTTACTGATGCTGGAAATCCCTCATCATCACTCCACGCACCTTCTGCCCAATCATCTACTGCTGCTGTACCACCTAAATTTCCTGCTGTACCATCTGGCTCTGCTTGAACATCCGCTGTAACACTTGTCGCACTTGCATATGCTGTTATTTTAACATATCCATCTTTTATTCTCCAAAAACTATCTACATGATTAGCATTAAAAGTATCTGTTGAAGCGGTTATTGTTATTCCTGTTCCTGTAGCAACACTAGGATTCAAAGTTGTTGCTGTTATATTATCATCTAGAAAGGGGCCTCTAGTAAAATCTACATCTGTAATAGTCCATGAAGTAGCACTTAATCGTGAAAGTTTTACTGGCGGATGATTAGGATGCACCAAATACATAATATCTGCTGATTGTGCATACTGAATATCGAACAATTCAGCTTCTAAAAAATCTGTTGGTATTTCTGTTGGTCCTGCTCTTGTAGCTATTCCACCTGATGTATAAACTCCATATGCTGAACTATCTATCCCTGTAAGCTCATAAGTTGTTGCTGTTCTATTCGCAACCGTATAATCGTTACCATTTAGGTCTGTCATACCTACAACACCTGACATTGTTACGCTATCTCCATCTTGAAAGGGATGATTAGCTGATGTAACAACTGCTGGATCAGCTTTTGTAACACCTGTTATTGCCATTGTTGTAGTGTCTAATTGTCCTTGATCTGTGAAAAACCTTATATATTGATCGCCTATCTCTAAAATATAAGCTTGATCTGTTGAAAATTGAAAGTCTATTATCCTTGTTTCTTTTGTAGAGTCTTTTACCTCTGCAACATACTTAGAACCAGGTCTACGTATTGCTCCACCTGCATTATGAATTAAGAAGTTTTCTATCTTCTTCGCTCCATTTGCATACTTGCCTATATCTATACGACCTAAAAGAAAAGGAGAAAACTCTCCTGCTGTTAAGTTTGTTTGCGAACTTGTAACTTTTGTTGCAAAACATGGCTGACAAGCCAATAATGCTATGATTAATACTATTGCTATCTTTTTATACATATTATCTCCTTAACAACCAACTGGATACCATGTTTCATCTCCTGTATTACCTGCTATTGAACTTGATCCTATTATTCTTGAATCTAACCACTCATTTTGGTTAGGTGACTGTGGTGTTCCTTGCTGTGCATCCTGTGCCTTTGCAGCAGGAAGAACCTCATCATAATATAACTTAAATAACTCTGCTGCTAAAGTTGTTTTAGCTGTTATCGGATAAGCTATATGTGCTGCTAATTTAGTTTCTAACGCTTCCCTGAACTTAATAAAAAACTTTGCTGGATCTGTTATATTCCATGTATACTTAATTTTTAAGCCTGATTGATTAGAAAGAATTTTATCCCCTTCAAGCTTATATATTGCTGTTGGGATATTTACAAAATTTACCTTTAACATATCACTAGGTTTCTGATAAATAACACTCATTCCATCATCATCAAACGCTAAAGTATCACTTACAGTTGCTAATTCAACTCTTTTTTGTGCGAAATTCCATATTGTATCAGTTAAAACTTCCTGAACAGTAGTGTCATATAGTAAAGCACCTATCCTAGCATTCTTAGAGTTTTCTGTAAAAGATTCAATAGCTTTTGCACCTAATTTTAACAATGCTCTATTAAAAATACTTACTTTTGATATTGCTGCCATGATATTCCCCTAGTAAGGGGTAAGCCTAATGCTTACCCCATATTATTACATTTATACTAACATATACGTTACTGCTACTGTAAGACCTGTAGCTGTATCTGCATCTGATCCTGTTACAGTTATATCTAATGATTCAGATATTGTAAGACCTTCTGCAAGTCCTACTCCCATTGTAACACCTGTAGTGTCTTTACTAAGAACTGCATTATCTGTCATTTGAGCTTGTGCCATTGAACATACATTTATTGTACCACTAGAATCTTCAAGTTCTGCTGATGTCAATGTTCCAAAAGAACCATCCATAACAATATTGAAGTCTAATACAAGAATCTGTTTTCCTGTTACTGCTGCTACAATGATTTTATCTGCATTAAGTTCAACTAACGAAACTGCTACCTGTGCAGAATATACTCCTGATGTCCAAACTGGGTCAGTTCCATCAGAACCTAACACCTCTCCAGCTGCTCCAACTGCCAACCTATCAGCATCTCCAGAAGCATCACCAAGAACTAGATCCCCTTGAGTTGTAACAGGTGAATTTTGCACATCTGCTACCGTTGCACCCTGTTTTGGGATCCCTGCTTCCATTATTATTATTTCATCTGTTGCTCCTACTCCGACAACTTCTTGCAATTCGCTATAGTTTAAATAAGCTAAATCATTAGCATTACCTAAAGCAAATGCACTACATGCAAAGAAAACTATCAGAAGAGCTACAAACCATTTACTTTTTCTCATAACTATTTCCTCCTCTTAATTTCTGTTTAATCATGCGTATAAAATACTGTTACTTTGATTGTTCCTGAAATTGATACTCCGCCTGTAGTAATTGTGATCTGATTATCAAGATTATCTGCATCGCTTTTATCAACTTCGTAATTCTTTCCACCGATTGCATTTGTATGAAGTATTTTATTTGCTGTGTGCATTTCTTCTGATAATATATATCTATTATCATCTTCTGCATCTCCTACAATTATTGTGTTTCCACTCCCTAAAGCATCTGCCATTATCTCAACATCAAGAACTATCGCACCTTTAGGTAACTTAGGGCCTATCTTTATTGTTGATCCTGCTACTAAAACTGCTGCCTCATAAGTATCTTGAAGAGTTTTAACTCTACCGTCAAACTCACCTGGTTTTAGTCTATTCGCTGGAGTCGGAGTTGCTACTTTTGTTGCATTTTCTCCTAATACTATACTCATATCTATTCCCTCCTCTTAGGTAAAGGAGGGTACAAATTGTACCCCCCCTTATAACCTTATTGTTTAATCATGCGTATACCTTACAGTACATTTGATTGTTCCAGTTATCGTATTGCCTGCTGTAAGAATTGTTATTTGATCGTCAAGACTTGCTGAATCGCTCTTGTCAACCTCATAGTTCTTACCACCAATAGCGTTTGTGTGAAGTATCTTCTGTGCTGTATTCATTATTGTTGCAGTGATATATCTGTCTGGATCTTCTGCATCTCCTACTGCCAACGTATGCGTAGCACCTAAAGCATCTGCCATAAGTTCAACGTCAAGTACAATAGCTCCCTTTGGAAGTTTTGGACCCATTTTAATTGTTGAACCTATTGCTAACGTACTTGCTTCGTAAGTATCTTGGAAAGTCTTAACTCTCCCATCAAACTCACCTGGACTAAGCCTATTTGCTGGTGTTGGAGTTGCTGCTAATGTAGCATTTACTCCTAATACTATACTCATATATTTATCCTCCTCTTTAACTTTTTATACTCGTAACGATTATTCAGCACAAGCTACTTGAACTATTCTTGCTTCTTCTAACCTTGTAGATCCCATGCTCATTGACATAAATACCTGCCAAGCATAGTTCTTATCAGGTCTTTGGTCTGCTCTTGCTGTAGGCTCTTTCTGAATAGCCAACTGCATTGCAGCTTTATGATAGAAATAAGTCAATCTTGAGCTAGAACCATCTACTGCTAGTCTAGTTGATTTGATTATCTTGAAACCTAACCAAGTATCAAGGTCGCCATCAACTAACGCTCTAACTGTATTAAAATCAGCACTTGTAACTTCAGTTGTATTTAATAGGTCATTCAACTGTTGCGGAGCCATTACTGCATACCTATTTGCTGCTTCAACTTCTGCATTGTCTAACAAAAGCTTTGCACTAAGCATTTTAGCTTTTGTCATTCCAACTGCACCTGCTGCTACTTGATTATCTGCATCAAACGAAGTTGAATCAGATCCTGTTTTTCCTGTATAAGCTGTAGCATTAAAAGCGTCAATGATTAAATCATCTTCTGCTCTAGCTGCTGCCATAGCCGCACTCTGCGAATATTTGCCTTTAGGATCAACGATCATATTCAACTGATCTTCTTGATCTAACAGTTTATTATGAACGAAATCTCTCTTACTAACTCTTCTTCTCTTATGATCTGGCTGATCCGTAGGTGTATCTTGATTACGAGATACCTTTTCAGTCATCTCATCAGCACCTAACTGATCGTAAAACTTAAATTCTCCAGTAAAGTTGCTATCAACTAATACTGTGTTTCTAAGTTTACCCATTTCTTGTTGTACTAACAGTCTGATATTATCAGTGTACTGTTGCACAGCTGCGGTTGATACATTACCCATTTTGTCCTCCTGTTTAATCTGTTATTATTCATCTACTGTTGATTCAGATTATCCAGAGAACTGGGTCTAAATCAGATAATTTGGGTCTCT